TTAACAAAGTTTCAAAGTGATATGGATCAAATTATATCAAACTTTGTGCCATATAATAATCCATATATTATTCTCTCGTGGAAAGTACCGGAAGATCTTGCAACCGGTGGTTTTTCTGTACCACAAGAAATAAGAAGTGAAGTACTCTGGGATGGTTCAATAAATCTTACATACCCCACTGATATAAATGCATCAGAAAAGTATAAAATAGTTGGTGACACGAGTTTTACTATTAAAGGCTGGTTATTCCCTGCTGCACAAAATGATGTCGGTAATATATTTTACATCAATAACAACTTCCATAATGTATCTCTTGTTACTTCTGTCGCTGAATTAACAGCACAGAATTATACTACACCTCTCTCATCCGGGCTCATATCGCAAAATGAAACAGTATCTGTATCAGCTAATCCTCAGATATTTAATATTTTTTACAATGAGCAGAACTCAAACGTACCTACGTACATTCAATTATCATAATTAAATATACTATATGGCAGCTTCACAAGGACAGATTATAGATTTTAATTCCATCACCGTTTTAGGTGTTAATGCTATATCAGCTGTCGATAGATCCGAACCATTGAGCTTTATTCAATGGTTACCGTATAATAAACAGACATACACAACGCCAGAAAACTCACTTATACAATATCAGTCTTACCTTACTGATTGGTATGCTGTACAAAATATATCAACAGTAGAGCTTGCTGGTGCTGTACAGAATTTATATGTAAATTTAATTAACGAAATTGTATTAAATTACTCTACAGTTGAGGAACAGCGATATTTGAGTAATCTTGATGTTACAAATCCAAGAGATCTTGCAATTGCTGTACCATTCTTTTCAAAAAAAATAAAGGATATATGTTTATATTACACCACATTACGTGAAACTGCACAAACCGCTACACTGCAATATAACTTAAAAGGGTCAAATGTAGGTGTAAAGACATTGTTATATAACACAATATCAAATGCACTACAATCGCAAGATTTAACAAATACAATTGCCACACTTAATCTCTCTGTATCAGCCATTAGAAATAATATGGTTCTTAATATTGAGAGTATCTACGATCTTACCCCTGATTATTTCGATATAAATCCAACTGCACCTACATCAGCGTATGATACATACGGTGATATACGTGAGACGTATTTTGCTGCTAATCAAGTAGACATCGATCCTTATCTTACATTAGATTTAAATCAAAGTATAGCAAACGCTATACTAAAATACCCATTTTTTACCTCACAGTTAGGTACACAATTAGCTATAACACCTGCTGTTACACCTACGCAGCTTAATTTTCTCAAAGATGCAGACTTTATTAACAATGTTAATACCGAAAATGCAAAAGATCTTACAATTCTAACACAGTTAACCGAACAACAGAAGTATATCGGTGCTGATTATTATTATGTAATAACAAATTCTACAGGCACCTCCTACACATCTGGTCAGCTATTCACCGCTAATAGTGAATTTGCAAACGTTCTTAATAAACGATATCCAACAATCGCTGCAGTACCGAGTCAAGAATTTCTCAAAACTGGTAAAGAAGTAGGTCTCTTTTTTAAACCAGATAAAATAGGGTTACTACATTTTACAAATTTTGATTTTGCTGCTTCTGTAAATCTTAATAGCTTACAACCCAACACCGTTTACTATTTTCCAGATCCAGACAAATACGGTAATGTTACTAGTAATACACAACAAAATTTTGTTACACCGTTAGAATTTTTTGAACGCAATTACTTTAATAAAGTCGACTTTTCAAATCAATATAGATTTGGTGACGTAAACAGTAAGCCTTATCACCAACTCTTTAGAAGTTATCAATCCCGAGAGCAGACTCTTGAATATTCTGACTTCGGTATATCACGTTATACTGATTATGAAGATTTCTTTACTGGTGGATTGGATACAATTTGGAATAATATAGATATTTTCCCTCTCACACCGATAGAGCAATATCCAGTAGATCAAAGAACACAAGAATTGCTTACAATTGATTCGACACTCTTTCAATTTAAAAGCGATATTTACGGTAATCAATATGGTCTCTACAAGCCAACGTCCACAATAAAGAAGCCACTATCGAGTCCGTATATTGCAGATATCAATATATCTGATCTAGTAATAGATAGCGGTACTTATAGTACGACACTATCTGCAGATACAACTATAAACGGAGGATACCTGAACCCGTTAAGTAGCTTACCGACGGTAGTAATACAATCATATGGATTTAAATACGAAGCTTTTACACCTGCGTACGTTAGTTCTAATTTTATTATTTCAATAGATGATTGTGCGACATTTACTGCTCCAACTAGTACACTATGGATTGATACAGTAAGTCAGCTTAACACATATAATAGTAATCAGTACGGTCTCTATTATAATACTCTTGTAGAATGCGGTTTAACAACCACTGGAACTGCAGCTTATAGCGGTTTAACTGCATCCTTTACATATCCAACATCAGGATTATCTGTTTATGACGGCTATTGGTTTCTTGTAGATTACTATGATAATAATTTAAATCTAGTACGTGAATATGATCCATTTATACCTCAACAGTACATATTTGATTATACGGAACCTGCTACATTCGTCACAAATCGATTATCAGGATTAGACACAACGATAGACTTCTCACTAACAGGTGAAAACATTGAATTGTCTTTATACGATAAGCGTAATAGAACATACGGTGCTATCTACTGTCGTACACCTGATAGTTCGTTAATTGCACCTTTTTCCGCTGCATTGAGTTCAATATACACAAAATATACATCTATAACATCTCAGGATGTAAGTGACGGTGTAGCTACAATCGGTGATGAAATTAATACAGAATGTGTTAATCTCGACGTACACTACGACGTTTTGCAAATTGAAACAAGTAACTATTTAATTTTTGATAAAATACGTTACAATTACACTAATAATACAGTTCCTGGCTCTTTAACATATAGTTATATATACCGTGGAGATAATCTCGCTTACGAAAAATTCTCAAATACATGGTTTAGTGAATCTACTAATCAATTAATCTTTTGTCAGACAAAATTATATACAACATTTATTAATAATATAGATCCACTAAGTGCTACTAATTATAAGACCGTATATCCGAAAATATATGTAGTAGATATTAATTCGCCTAAAATCATACAGATATACCCCTATACTACAGATCAAAACCTACCATTAAGTTCCGTAATACAATACTCATTATCCGGTACGAGTATGAGTACACTTGATATTATAGAAGTAGAAAAGCCAGTGCTTTCCTTCAACGATACAACTAGTATATACGATCTATCATATCTATGTAAAGATGCTTCCAATACATTCTATACAGTTAATATAAAGTTCAAATTTATTAATGGTGTTTTAACAATTGTATCGGAAACATTATATAAACCATCTAACAATGCTTTGCATCAAAATTTTGGTACATATGGCTCTACAGCAGGTACGTACAATACCATTATTTTACCCACGCTATGTGCATCAAATATATACGGTGCATACACAGGCTTCATTGACGTATATGATTCGACATTTACATATGGTGTGTCGTCGATGTANCTACTATATTAATAGTACAGTCAACAATTGACGATATATCTACAACATCATATATCACCACGCAAAATGGTGCACATATTACGATTTAAGATTTTTTTTCTATTGTATTATTAATACAACGTCTAGGGACAAAGCGCCCCTCACTAATTAACCGTGCGCGTGTTTTATAAATCGGATATACTTGCTTTACTTCGCGGGTACCAAAAACATTATCAGTAAGTGTTTTAAATACCTTTAAGAAGTAAGTCATACCTCTAATTAATTATTCTATATAAAAAAGTTTTTTACAGATTTTTTTAAAAAAATTACTGTAAAGTGAGAAGATATTTGAGTCTATTAAACACACCAAGCATTTCATCCCGAATATTAAGAAGATCAGAATCGTTGACTTGATCAAGCTCTTCATTTAAGCTAATAAGAAAATCAACATATGAATTAATCATAGCCATATAATTTACATCAATATTTTCTAATTCAATTTTGTACGTAAACTTAGCCTTAGAACGACCATATTTACCCATATACATTTCAATAAATGTATCTATTAATTCATCTAGCTTCTCATATGTCTTACCAAAAGCTTTATGCTGAGCATAGCTTTCTGTCTGCCAGTGATATATACGAATTTGATTCTGTATACTTAAGAAAGGTGCAAATAGTTTCATTATAATATAAATTATTTATACACTAAATGCTGCACACATTAGTGAAACCGGGTCATGCTGTTTAGATGGCGTTATTACAGTACTATTTGATTCATAATCACCATAAGGATCTGCAGAATTATTTGTATCCACAGAAGTCACATTACTCGTTTCTGCAGGCATATATGGTGATTTACGAATTTTCTCTAAAATTAATGACATTAACTGATTAAGAACAATATCAGCCATGGCTGCAGATACAAATTCCTCAATATCCTCACGATTAAACTTACCTTTTAATACTTCAAACGGATTTGCATATGTACCAAATACATAATGAGGCAAATACTTGTTTGCTAACGTAGCACAATCCTTAATAACATGAAATGCTGCAGGTGTTTGAATAGTAATCCCGGTTTCAGGTCGTTCTGCTGCTTTTTTTGATGGTCCGTAAAGTTTTGCTTCTTTAACTTGACTGTTTTGAATGATCTGATCAATGAAGTTCATGTGTTTTATAATGGTTTAACATTGCTAATACATCGTATTTCTTATACGACATTGGATAGTACGTAAATTGTTCAGTATTTCTATCGTAATAAAAAACACCAATGTTATTTACTCTTCTACCTGTAATATTTTGATACATATAAGCGTATGTTGATAGTTGAAGACTGTAAATAGAATACTCACTAGCTGTTAAATGATCGAGAGGTGAAAGAAGATACTCATTATAAGGGTTAGACAT